CATAAATTCTCGGAGCACAAACGGGGAAGGTCTGGGATTTAATAGTGGAGAAGCTGATAATTTAGAACAGCAATCTGAAACAATCAAGACATTCAATAATGAAATTGTGCACCAAGCCACTATTGAAGAAGAACTCATGAATTGTGAATTCGCCGAGGATTTAAACCTGGATCAAACGGAAACTAATTTTGTAGAGGTAAAACCCACAGTGCAACAATCGGCGGTTGAAAATCTTGGGGTTATGCCAGAAGAAACGGCATCACATGAAAATCTTAGGGTTACACCGGAAGAGGTTGCCTTACGGAAATGGTTGGAAGCGGAATATGCCAAATACGCTGCCGAAGACGCAGCCGAGACCGAAGCTGACTCCAAGTCAACCTATGATACAGATACAGAGTCTACAACTCCGACGACTGTAACTGATGAAGAATTCTCTAGCGACGATGAGGACACCAGAGAATCTGTGCTGGGGACGGATGAAGGTTGCACCAGTGACGAAGAAGTTACACCAGAACCTGAAAAATTTAAAGTTAACATCAGTGAGGGGACTCAGATCAAAATGGAGGAATATAAGATGATTAACAGCTATTTCAAGCTGACTAGGGTGCCAGGTGATGGAAAATGTTTATTCCACGCAATATCAATCGCCACAGGCCGCAGCATTGAGAACCTCATGGATGGTAGGATCGACTCGGGTTATGGGAACATCAATGATCTAGTCAGACTCCCATACAAATTCGCAGTTCTATCCGACGGAATATTCCATGTCCTCGGGGAAGGGCCGCTCATAGCTTTAAATTTGGAGGATACACACTACGATCTGCTGGAACCCATTGAAGGGGATAGCTTGACATCTTTTGAGCTCAGTGTGGCCGCACCCAAACTATTGGGGGGAGGAAAACAGGTGGTAAAAATATTAGCAGAAAAATTAGGTCAGTTAGGATTGAATTTATCAGGCTCATTTATAGATAGCAATAACCCAAATTTTAGAAAGCGATTGCTGGGCCCTTTGGCCAAAGAAATGCGATTAGATCTACCTGGCAAATTACACCTATTACAAAAGGAAGTGCATGAACAATGCAATAACCCCCACCTCTCAGATTTTCTGGACGTTTACAGAGCGACTAAATTTGATTGTATCCAAATTATTAAGAATAAAACCACTGATAGTGATTGGTTAGAAAAAGTTTTCACTAATAATGCACTACATTTCTGCCACCCCGAAGACGTTAAAATCGTCAGCGGCAAAATGATCATACGCGAGACTAGGGTACCCAGGGGGTGGGCCTGCGTCAATCTAACCACGCGTGAATTGAACCTCTTCGAAGCCTTTAGCTTCTACTCCGAGCGAGCACCACTGACAAGGAAATACACCGGAGAGAAGGATTATGAGCCTGTGCTCTTTTCGCAAGCTGAACTCAATATTACAGTCTTCACATCAGTTACACCAAAATTAAAGATTGATTCCAACTTATACGCCAAGTTAGAACAATTTTACTTAACCCAGAAGTTCTGTGACAGCTGCTCAAGATCCCGCAGAAAATTATCAGAGTACAGACTCATCAGCGGGCAGCGATTGGATCATCTAACTTACCAACTTGAAAACACCAAAAAAGAAGAAATGATAGCACCGATAGGTTCCAAGAGCTTAGTCCCAATGAAAGTTGATGACATAACTTTCGACAATGCAGGTAGCATCAACTCTAGTGTCGAAATGCAAATAAATGATACTAATCTTAAAATGTGCCAATTCTTCGGCATTAAAATCAGCAATTATGAATCCCCAAATTTCATAAATTATATAAGAACGGAAGAAACTAATCCTGACTCACTGGGCAACACTTTCCTAACTCTGGACATAAAAGAGGAAACAAAACTGAGGGAAGAATTTATAAAGCAAGCTCTGGCCCTAAAAGCCCCTTTCACCGACACGCACAAAGCCGCAGCTGCAAATGTACCCATCGCTACAGGCGTTTCGAAATTAATCCAAGGTACCATCGGCAGAGCCGGATCAGCCAAATCATCATTCATGCGCAGCAAATTCTCAGGGGATATTAAAAACACAATGTTTGTGGTGCCTTCTAATAAATTAAAGAAAGAATATGTAGACATGGGCTATCTAGCAAGAACATTAGCTTCATTCTTAGCACTCGGGAAACATTTTAAAAACATAATCATAGATGAGGTATTCGTTTTACACCCTTATACACCATTCCTAATGACAAAATTTTGTGATAACCTCTATATTATAGGCGACAACCTGCAAACTAGCTACGGTTCTTCTGACGTGCAGAGTAAATTTTCATTGACCAAATTAATTGATATCACTAACTTCCCAATCAGGCATATCTCTTACACAGTACCATTAGATGCAGCCTTCCTATGCCAAACTCAACTAAATTACGGGCTGTTTGTACATTCAAAAGTCATCAAGTCAATCGAGTACGTACAAACAATCGACAAAACACTGGACACAATCTGCTTCACAAAGGATTATAGATCAATGCACAAGGGTAAGCAACCTGGTACAGCCCCGCAGATGCAAGGTTCTCGCTATAAGAAAGTCAATCTAGTCATGGAAGTGAGTGCCAAATTAATGCTGAAACAGCTGCCAAGCCACTTCATAGTCAACTTCACC